GTGGGGGTATGCAATTTGGCCATTGAAGCACATTAATGATATGAACTCCATTATGAACCTCTGGCTATTCGTCTTCTTTTCACTATCAACAATCCCATTCAGCCGTTGACACAATTTATGCATCACTCTAAAGTCTTCAAAGTCAACTATATCCCTAACCCTGACTATCAGAACATAATCATCAGAATGTTCCAGATGGCGAACAATTATTGGTCGCTTGTTACCCCATTTATAAAACCAGGCTTTGATTGCTAGTTCTGTTGCACATACTGACTTAACTGATGAAGAGTAATTAAACATCCCCTGCAGAAAATTCTGCGTGCTTTTGAGGACTCCAGTGTCTGTTATGTACCTAGTCTTGTCTGTTATAAAGTGAGTTCCCTGCAGAAGTGTGTTTGGAATCCGTATTGTCTTATTTGACCAGCTTGCAAGATGAGCGTTGCAGTATTCTACTTCTTGTTCAGAAAGAATCTCTCGGAAGCCATGGCATAGACTTGCAAAGCTCCCCATCGTCTCACACGCAGACCATTTTGTACAATCACCATTTGTGTACATTATTGTGTCTCCAGTGGCCTTGCTTTCTTTAATCACTGCATTTATAGCCTTGGACATGTACTCAAGTTTTTGATCACCTGGGACACTAATCATTTCACTGTCCAAGGACTTAGCAATTGCCTTGAAGATGTTTTCAAAAATCCTGACTTGTGCCTTTGCACCATGGTTTACAACATAAAATTCACGCTTAGCCCCATACTGCGCCTTGATGCATATATGTGCCTCAACTCTAGACCTATTATTGAGTATATTCCAATTAGCAAGATCTAATGTGGTTTGAAATTCTGGATGGCGTATTAGCATATCAAGTTGGAGATCATGCACTTTAGCCCGACCTGTTTTGCTTTTCGGGTTAACAGGGCTGCCTTGAACCACTCCTTTAAAAAGGTAGGGCTTGTTTTGATAATCTGCAACTATTACCTGGCCTGTTTTGATGAGATGTTGTCTTATAGATTCTAAG